GTCGGGATCGACCGTCTGCCGACCGTGCTGCGGCGTCACCAACTGAAACTCATACATTCGCAGATTGGTCGGCTTGCCTTCTTCGTCGCGATACGGATCGCTCGGCAGCAACGCGCCCATCTGCTCGTCGATGCGCACGCGGCCGATGGCCTGCTTGTACATCGTGAACGCACGCTGTGCCGCCGCCACGTCGGGATCGCTGGTGTTAGTGCTGGCCGCCTTGTCGATCAAATCGGACGGCACATACAGCAATGGAAAACCGCCCATGCGCTCGAACAGGATCGCTTCAAGCTCTTCGAGCCGCTTGACGAAATAATAATCGCGATAGGCGTTGCGCAGAACCGAACGACCTTCTGGATTATTCTTATGACTGGTCGGACGAAACAGCAACAGCTTCTCGATTGGGATGTCGATCAGAACGCCCACGTAGGGTTGCTGTGTCACGCCAGTGATCTGGCCGTTGTCGTCGAGAAACCATTTCAAGATAGTTTCTTGGCCGCGTATCGGCAGCCGCCGCCAGCCGATCAGACCATCATTGTATTTGCTGGTCGGCAGATTCTCCGGCTCATTGGCCGGCCGCTCGTCCTCATATTTCGGTCCCGTCGGCTCCGGGCCGAGCCGTCGCTTGTAAACGATCTCGTGCAGCGAATAGCCGTAGGGCAGCATCGACAACATCTCGACGACGAAGTCATCCCATGTGTGGGTCATGTCATCGCGCAGGCTGTCGGCGAACTGCGCGAACTTGTCGGCCGCCGCATTATTGTCGACCGCCGGATCGACCCGCCATGTCACCTTTCGCATCGCCTGCTGGATAGTAAAGATCATCGCGCCGATGATCGACGAATTGTCCATCATCTCGCGATAGGTGCGCGCCGCCTCGCGACCGACCAGTTCGCGTAGGAATTCCTCTCTGATCCAGCCGCCGAACTGGCGCAGACCATAAGAGCCGTAGTCGGAGAAGTTGAGCCCATAGCTCAACTCAGGCGCGCGCCAGCCGAGCGAAGAATCGGACCATGCCGCAGGCGTGCGGCGGATCGGCGTCGGATCAGCCATTTACTCGCACCTCACGGCCACGGATCAATCAGCCAAAGCGCCAAGATCACCACCGGCAAGGCAATCAAAGCCAGAACCACCAAATGATCAGGCGTCACGCGTGCGCACTAGATTCTTCAGGATCACGCCGCATACCGCGCAGACGTCGCCGTGCCAGCCCGGCGTCTGCTGATAGATCGCATTCGGCCGCCCGTTGTCGCGGCGGTGCGAGCAACGCTTGAACTGATAGACATATGGCGTCTTGCCATAGCGCACATACGGTGACTTGCCGCTGTGCGCCGTCGATGGTGCACGCATTCACCGGCCTCGCTGCTGTTCAAGATGACTCAGGCGCGCTTCGATCTTGTCGAGCCGATCACCGAGGATATCGATCTGCTTCTGCAAAGCGGCGTCTTTGGCGGTAATCTCGCCGCCAGTCATCAGCCGATTCACCAGCTGATCAAAGCGCGTAATGTCGAGCTTGGTATCGCGCAGGCTGTTGACAACGTCGCCAATGGTCGCCGCCTGACGACGGATGTTCTCGCGGTCGGCCGCTGCAGCGTCGCGTAGTGCCGTCAGTTCGCGATGCATCCCGGCAATGGCGGCCTCATTGCGGGTATCGACGACGGCGATCTGATTGCGGATGATCGACCACGCGCCGCCAGTCAACGCCACCACCAAGCTGCCGGTCATGATCAGCGTGCGCCAACCGATCTTGCCGTTGGCACTGCCATTGGCGGCGTTCATCGAGCATCCGAATCCCCGTCATTTCACGCGCGACCACAGCAGTCGATTCATGACTCGTGCGTCGTTGTACGCCGCCCAATTGCGATAGCGCAAAGCCCGCGAATGATGCGGCAAATTTTTCAGATCGGGTATCTTTGCCTCGACGCGTTTTAGCTCACGTAGATAGATTTTACCGAAACGCGCGAGCCCGACATTGATAAGCGCATCGGCACGCTGCCCATAAGCAAACTGCTGCACTTCGACCGGGCTGACACGCCAATACCATAGCGGCTCGACTATCCCGAGCGGCGGCAAATCGCGCGGTGTTGGCAGCGGCAGCTTCGGTCGCGGGAAGCGCTTGCGAACATTCCAGAACCATAATCCCCGGCGATGTGACATGGCCGCCATCAGTCATTGCAGCGACAGCGCCGAGACGATCACACCGAAGCCGCCAATGATCAACCCGGCAAACATAAACACCCATAGGAACGGGCTGTTCATTTGCAGTGGATGATGACTCATATTGGCGATGCTGCCGAGCATCAGCACCGCGCCAATCGCGATCAGGAACGCGCCGACGACAATCACGAGCCTTTAAGCTCGATGGTGTCGTAATCGAGCAGCACCTGCTTGATCTGGTTGGCGCTGTGATAGACGTTCTGATAGGTGCCGCTGTCGCCCTGCTTGCGGCAGAACAGATCGCCGGGATGGCCGGACTTGGCCATGATCACCAGTCCGACTTTGTCGGAGAACCACGCACGATATTCGTGCGGCGACCCGAGCGCGCTAGAGAAAAACGATTCCATGTTTAGTGGAGCACCTTGCCGAGCAACCAGTTGATGATGAACCAACCGCCGCCCATGAAGATGCCCCACAGGAACCATTCCAATATCTGCGCAGCATTCGGCATCAGCGGACTCTTCGGTTCGATGCCGAACTCGCGCAGCGGATAGCGCCAGTGCATTTACGCCGTCGGCGCTGGCGCAGGTGCCGGTGCTGGCGCTGGCGTCACGCCGCTAGTGCCGACGCCGGGCGTATTGGCCGCCACCGCATTAGCAAGCGAGTTGGCATTGGTGTTGATCTCGTCGATCAGCGATTGAATCGCCGCCGGGTCTTCGGCGGCCAGTGCTGTCTTTAATTGCGCGCTTAATTGCTGCAGCAGTGCAGTCACAGCGTTAACCACGTTGGTCTCGCTGGCAATCGCGGTGCGCACGTCATCCAAGGTCGCCATCTGACTTTTCTCCCCTATGAGAAGTTCGTTCAGTTGCTGCTCGATCCGCGCGAGACGGGCATTGATGACGCGAAGCCATTGCCAGAACCACATCGGACCACCGCTGCTACTGTCGGGGAGTTTTCCACACCCGTCAACGGCCAAGTGGCGTTTTTACCATTCTGTATCACCGGAGCCCGGCCAATATCGCGGCACGCCGACAATCACCGGGCTGACAATCTTCGGTGCGGTCGCGCCCTTCAGCATCAGATCGGTCAGCGCCCATACCATAGCGTCAAGACGATCAGGTGACGGCTCGTTGCCCAACGGCTCCCATGTCGTTAACTGCAACTCAAGCTCGGGGAATGGAGCAGCATGGCTGACCTTGCCCTGCTCGTAGAGCGCCGCCACCGGCTCGGCGCGAGCCTGCTTGCTATGACGGGCGTGGACAATCCGTACCGGCATGTTCGGACGCACCGTCTTGATGTTGACCCGGACAAGCTCGCCGCCCTGATTGCCTTCGGCAATGATCCGGTCGGCACCGTAATCGTCGAATGCCTTGACCACCGTCTTGGCCCACCGGTCCGGCGAATAGCGACCGGACAGATCGGCCAACACATAAGCGCGCTTATCGGTGCCGAGCCCCGCAACCACGATCCCGGTCAGGCTGGATTGGCCGCTGACCGTCACCGCAGGATCGACGCCGATCACCACGCGCTGCAAATCCGGCAGCGGCGGCTTGGCGCGGGCCGCCTCAATCAGCGCCCAAGTCCATAGCGCTCCCTCTGATTCCTCAAGAACCTCGCCAAGAAGCTCCTGACGACCGAGTCTTGTTCCCTCGTACTTCGAGATAATCCGACTGTAGAACGGAGACGCAAGAGCGGCGCGGTTGTCGTAAGTAGTCGCGCGCGTAATGACGCAAGTCGGGTTGTCGCCACGGCTCTGCCTGATCAGTTCGCGGATGATCGGGATCGGCTTCGGCGTGGTCGAGATCATCGCCTGCGGATTGAGCCCGATGCGCAATCCAAACATCGCGTTATCCCAAGCCTCAGTCGCATTGTCGCGTACCTTGGAACGCGGCCAGCTTGCCAACTCATCGGCCCACAACGCGCCATGCTGCGGACCGCGCAGCCGCTCGGGCTCTTCGGCGGTGTAGATCGTCGCGTAGCTGCCGTTGGCCCAATACAGTTGCCGCTTGGACGGCTCATAGACCGGCCGCCCCATTAGCTCGCCGCGAATATCGAGATCGCCCTCGAAGGCATTCTCCATAATCCCGCTGTCGCCTTCGACCATCACCTTGCGGGCGCTGTCGGTGGTCGGCGCGATCAGCCCGATATGACGAATGCGCGCCTTGACCTTCTGCCGCACCCACTCGCAACCGGCCCGGGTCTTGCCCGCACCGCGCCCGGCGAGGAACAACCAGAACTGCCAATCGCCCGGCGGCTGTTGCTGCTCGCTGCGGCCGACTGCATCCCAATCGTGCCAAATGTTATCAGCGGTCGCCTCGCCCTCGATGCCTTGCTTGCGCAGCTTGGCGAAATAATCCTTGATCGCGCGCTCGGGATCGGCTGCCGCATTGGCGGCATCAGCGATCTCGTTCAGGTGCCGCACAGATAATCGCGCAGCGCCGTCGTCGCCTGCGCCATATTCATGCCGGTGCGATAGAACAGGCAGCCAGTCGGGCCGCCCTGCGACCGGTCCATAGTGTTGAACTCAGCATAGCGGCTGGCATGGCCGCAAAGGCAGGTGCCCCACGACCGCATCGAGAATGCCTTTTCGGGCCAGCCACGATCTCGCTGAGCCGCTTCGTCTTCGTCAAGCTCGTAAAGCTCGCCGCGTTCGAGCATGCCGAGCACTTTGATCAGCGCGTCGCGCTGCGTAGGATTCAATCCAAGCTCGTCGGCGGTCTTAAAGCATGGTGCAAGCATAAAGCATTCCCTTTTTCGAGCAGCGTCCCGAAACCTGCGCTCCGAACCGCGCGGTTACTTTGCAGCACATCGAGTCATCGGCATCGCTAAGCGGCGATGGCTAGACTCCCGGCTGCGAACTCGACCCGGGTGATCTGGCCGAGAATCGAGATCAGCGCGATCTCGCGGTCGCGTGACGTCATGCGGTCGAAGGTGCCGAGCAGACCGACGAGCGGCCCCTGCTTGACCCGTATCTTCTGACCCTGACGGAAACCTCTGCGGATGGTGATGACGCCGTCGCTGCCTTCGCGCGACTTGATCTCGTCGATCACCGTATCATGCACCAGCGCCGGACTTTCGTCGCAAGTGAAGACGCCATCAACGCCGCACGTAGTGCGTACCAGATACCAGTGCGGCACGAAGACAACAAAGAAATAACGACCAAACAAATAAGATTCCACGAATTGCTTCTGACCACGGAAAAAGCGTCGCTCGCGGAAGCGCGGGAAATAGCAGGCGAAGCCTCGATCTTCGAGGAAGGTTCTAGCAACGGCTTGCTTGCCGTTCT